GCGTCAAGGCCCTCGCCAAGTACGTCCGGGACCAGTGATGGCGACCGGCGTCCGGCGCATCCTGAACAACGCCGCCGACCGCGCCCTCGCAGCCGGCCCGGCCGGTTGGCCTGCCACTGGTCGATCTGTTCCCGCGTCCAGGTCGGCGTCCGACCGACCATCGTCGGTTCCGGCATCCGCCCATCGCTCGCAAGCTGACCGGCCTCGAGTAACCCCGAAAGGAGCCAAAACGTGGACGTTAGCTTCACCTCCCGCGGCTCCTTCAACAAGACGGAGTCATTTCTAAGGAATGCTCCAAAGCAGAACGTCCGTGCGGTGCTGGAGTCCTGTGGACAAGCTGGTGTGAGAGCTCTCTCCGCTGCAACTCCACGGGCCTCCGGCATCGCCGCAGAGTCCTGGTACTGCGAAGTTATCCAGACCCGCAGTGGCTGGACGATCGCGTGGTCGAACTCCAACATCGAGAACGGATTCCCTGTGGCAGTGATGCTTCAGTACGGCCACGGCACCGGTACTGGTGGCTGGGTCGAAGGTAAGGACTACATCAACCCTGCACTCAAGCCGATCTTTGACCAGATCGCAGACAAGGCCTGGAAGGCGGTGACATCAGCATGAGCAAGAGTATTGAAGAGCGCGTCGTCGAGATGAAGCTGAACAACAAGGACTTCGAGTCCAACGCTAAGCGTTCGCTTAGCACCCTCGGCGAGCTCACGAGCAAGCTCAGGCTGACTGACGCGGCCAAGGGCCTCGTTGGTGTCGCTGCGGCGGCCAAGAACCTCATCCCGGACTCTGCACCGAAGGATGTCGACAACCTGGCATCGCGCTTCTCCGCTCTGTCGGTGATTGGTGTGACAGCACTGGCAACGATCGCCAACAAGGCGGTCAATGCTGGCTTGACACTTGTGAAGTCACTGACTGTGGGACCGATCGGAAACGGATTCTCTGACTACAATGAGAAGCTGACCTCGGTCCAGACCGTCATGAACTCGACGGGCAGAAGCATGGAGGTCGTGAACAAGTACTTCAAGCAGCTCGACACGTACGCCGACCAAACCATCTACAACCTCAGTGACATGACTGGGGCTCTGGCGAAGTTCGTGAACGCAGGCATCTCCCTCGAGAGTGCCGTCCCGGCCATCAAGGGTATTGCCAACATGACCGCACTCGCCGGTCAGGGCGCGGGCGCCGCATCGATCGCCATGTACAACCTGTCCCAGTCCCTCGCGGGTGGCTTCCTGACGACGACCGACTACAAGTCGCTCAACCTCGCCAACGTTGCCACCAAGCAGTGGAAGGACTACCTGATCGAGACGGCCGTCGCCGCCGGAACCCTCAAGAAGGTCGGCGGGGATGCTTACCACATCGCCGGGTCCAAGGCCGGAACGGCCAGCACTGCCGCAGCCCTGTTCAACGAGAAGCTCTCGGAGGGTTGGGCAACGTCCCAGGTCCTCCTGAAGACCCTCGGGGACTTTGGCAATCCGCTCACCGAGATCGGTCGCAAGGCCCTCGCAGCGGCCCAGGACGTCAAGTCCCTGCCGATGATGATGGACACCCTCAAGGCCGGCGTCGGCACTGGGTGGACAGACACCTTCGAGATCATCCTCGGCAACCTCGAGGAGTCGAAGGCCCTCTTCACCGGGCTGACCAACTACGTCGGTACCTTCCTCGGCAATATGCAGGACGCCAGGAACAAGATGCTGTCCGAGTGGAAGGAGGCCGGAGGCCGAAACGCGCTCATCGATGGGCTGAAGAACAGCTGGTCTGCGCTTCTGTCGGTCCTCACGCCTCTCAAGGACGCCTTCAACCAGATCTTCCCGCCGATGACCGGCAAGAGGCTGGCCGAGATCACGGAGAACTTCCGAGACTTCGCCGCTGGGCTCAAAATGGGACCCGAGAACATGGACCGCCTCAAGCGAACCTTCGCTGGTGTGTTCGCAATCTTCAAGGTCGGGCACACCATTATCTCCTCGGTAGTCACGACGCTCTTTAACCTCTTCGGCATCGCGCAGAATGGCGCCGGGGGTTTCCTCGCTCTGACCGCGGCAGTCGGCGACTTCATCGTTCGCATCCAGGACTGGCTCACCACCAACGGAAAGATCGGGGAGTTCTTCTCCACGATCAACACGGCCCGTGCGGCGATCTTCGTTCCGCTGATTTCCATCATCGGCAAGGTGGCTGAGGCCTTTGGCGCTCTCCTGAGTGGGGACGTTCCGGGCTTCGTCAACAAGATCAAGGAGGCTTTCGGTGGGCTCGGTGCTCTGGCGGATGGTGTCTGGAAGAACCTGACTGCCAACGTGCGAAGCCTGCTGGCCAACCTTCGGGACGCCACTGGAATCGCAGGAGCGTTCCTCAAGGGGCTCGGCATCCAGGCTCTCGAGCCGCTTCAGAAGATGCTGTCCAAGTTGTCTGAGAACTTCGGAAAGCTTCGCATGGTCATCCAGAACCTCGGTCTCGACGCCTTCACGAAGGGCTCAGAGGGCGCGGCCAAGGGTGCCGGCGTGCTGTCTGCCGCCAGTGACAAGATCCGAGAGGGTTGGTCGCAGGTCAAGCAGGCTTTGATGGCAGTCAAGGAGTTCATCGGCCCGGTCGGCGACTCCATCGGCAAGCTCTTCACCACCATCACCGACAAGATCGCAGAGTTCGTCAAGAACCTGGACATGCAGGACGCCATCGCAGTGGTCAACACCGCGTTCTTCATCATGATGTACAAGTCCATCCGCGACTTCATGAAGAACCTGGGTAAGATTGGTGACTCGTTTAAGGGCATCGCCACCTCGATCAGCGGTACCTTCGACACCATCAAGGGAACCCTGACGTCCTTCTCGGAGACCCTGGAGAAGCAGGTCAAGATCAACGCGATCCTCAAGATCGCCATCGCGATCGGCATTCTCGCCGTGGCGCTGAAGATCCTGTCGACCATTGACACCGGGAAGCTGGCTATCGCTCTTGGGGCCGTCGGCCTCATGATGGTCGGCCTGACCAAGTCCATGGGTTCGCTCATGGACATGATGAAGACGATCGAGGGCGAAACCCCCGCCTCCGCGGCCAAGATCCTCGCTGCTGGAGGTGCGATGGTCCTACTGGCGGGAGCAATCCTGCTGCTGTCCGTCGCGGTCAAGAACATCGCCAGTCTCAGTTGGGAAGAGATGGCTCGTGGCCTCATCGGCACGGGTGCTCTGATCGCTGCTCTGGCGCTCTTCACCAAGTTCTCCGACATGGAGAACACGTCCATGAAGGGTGCAGCAAGCCTGGCGATCCTTGCTGGATCGATATATTTGCTCTCCTTCTCCGTCTCGAAGCTTGGTTCCATGGACCAGGCAAAGCTCATCCAAGGTGGCGTGGCCGTTCAGGCCTTGCTGATCACTCTCGCAGGTGTCTCCAAGCTCATGGGAGACACCAAGTCCATGAAGGGCGCTGCGGGCATCGTGCTTATGGCTGCGGCCCTCTCGATGCTGGCTCCTGTCGTCATCGGGCTCGGACTGATCCCGTACGAGGTTCTCGCCAAGGGTCTTGGAACCCTGGGACTCGCGCTCGGCGGCATGGCTGCTGCTGCGTGGCTTCTCGGAGATTCCAAGTCGATCAAGGGCGCTGCTGGAATCCTGCTCATGGCTGGAGCTCTGGCGGTCTTGACGCCGGCTCTCATTGCTCTCGGGTTCGTCCCGTATGAGAACCTGGCCAAGGGATTGGGCACCATCGCGATAGCGCTGGGGCTCTTCGTTCTGGCAACCAATCTCATGGGAAGTCCGTCCACGCTCATGGGCGCTGCGGGCATCCTGATCATCGCCATCGCGCTTGGTCAGCTCGCACCTGTCATTATGCTTCTCGGGCAGGCAGACCTCAAGACCCTGGCCCTCGGGCTGGGTGCTGTTGCTGTCGCACTCGGCATATTCATCGTTGCCGGTGCAGCCGCTATGTACGTCGGTCCAGGCCTCATCGTCCTTGGCGGCGCGATCTTGATGATCGGTGGCGCGATGCTTCTCGCAGGTGTCGGCTTCGCAGCCTTCGCCGCAGGGTTCGCAACGCTCGTCGCTATCGGTACGGCTGGGTTCGCGGTCTTGGTCGTGGGCTTCACTGGACTCCTGAACCTGATCCCTCTGTTCGCGCAGCAGGTCGGGTTGGGAATCATCGCCATCGCGGTGGTCATCTCCAAGTCCGGACCGAGGATCATCGACGCGATCACGACTGTGCTCATATCGTTCCTGGCTGCTATCGAGCGTGCTATTCCGCAGTTCGTCTCAACCATGACCACCCTGATCATGAAACTCATCGAGGCGGTAACGACCCTGATCCCGGTGCTCGCCTCTCGAGGTGCCACCATGATCCTGAGTCTGTTAACCGTGATCCAGGCCTATGTTCCGCAGTTCGCCCGAAAGGCGACTGACCTTATGCTCGCCTTCATCAACGCCATCGCGGCCAATGTGCCGCGACTGGTGGACGGCGGCATGAGGGCTGTGATCGAGCTGATCAACGGCGTTGCCAACTCCATCCGTGGAAACTCCTCGCAGCTCCATGCTGCCGGCCGCAACCTTGCTTCCGCAATCGTGGAGGGCATGGTCGGTGGAATCACGGGCGGGCTGTCTGCTGTGACTGGCGCTGCGAGGCGCTTGGCGAGCTCGGCTCTGGACGCGGCAAAGGGCGCTCTTGGCATTCGCTCTCCTTCAAGGGAGTTCGCCAAGGTCGGCAATTTCTCGGTCAAGGGCCTTGCCAAGGGGCTGAAGGACTCCTCCGGTGTCGCCGAGCGTGCTTCGGAGCAGGTCGGCCACGGAACGATCGAAGCGATGAGGAAGACCCTCGAGGGTCTCTCCGATGCTGTTGGTTCACACATCGATGTCGACCCCACGATTCGCCCGGTTCTGGACCTGACTCAGGTTCAGGCCGATGCAGTCAAAATGGGAGCTCTTTTCGGAGGGCAAGACATCAAGGTGGGCTCGGCATTCCGAAACGCAAAGATTGCCGCGGCGGATTACTCCGCAAACCGAAATGCACAGGAGGAAATGACCCTGGCAGGCGTCGGCGACAAGCTGACCTTCAACCAGTACAACTCCTCGCCGAAGGCTCTATCTGAGGCCACTATCTACCGGCAGACCAAGAACCAGATCTCGACAGCGAAGGGAGCTCTGAAGAACTAATGCTCAAACGCATTGAGGCAATTTCCGCTCAGGGCGCCCTCCTGAACCTCTCCCTGGAGGACTTGGACCGCGGATTCCTTCTAGAAAACGTGGAGGGACTCGATCCAGTGAAGGCGACGATCACCTCGTCATCCTTCGCACAGCTGGACGGATCCCAGTACCAGTCCTCCAGGCGGGAGGAACGGAACATCAAGCTGACGATCTCGCTGGAGCCTGACTACAGTGTGAACCAGTCGGTGCGCGATCTTCGCCGCCGTCTCTACAACTACTTCATGTCTAAGGCTCCAGTGGATCTTCGGTTCTACGACAGTGACGGAAGCGTCGCGTACATCTCAGGAAGGGTAGAGTCTTTCGAGACGAACCTCTTCAGCGCTGAGCCCGCTGTCGACATCTCCATCATCTGCTTCGACCCGGATTTCTACGATCCGACGCCGGTGCGCACGACGGGGAACACCGTGTCCAACATGGATACGATCCAGATCTCTTATGACGGCTCGGTCGAGACTGGCGTTGTGTTCAGTCTCTCGGTCAACAGAGCAATGACGGCCTTCACGATCTACCATGTAGACCCTTCTGGCGCTCTGCGTCAGCTGGACTTCGCTGGGACGCTCCAGGCCGGCGACGTTCTGACGATCAGCACTGTGCAAGGCGACAAGTACGTGCGGCTCTTTCGAGCGGGCGTGCTGACGTCCTTCCTCTACGGTGTGAGCCCGCAGTCAGCATGGCTGGAACTCCAGCCCGGTGACAACTTCATCCGTGTGTACGCCACGGGTGCGGGTGTCCCCTTCACCATCGACCACATCCAGAAATACGGAGGCTTGTAATGGAGGTGTACGTTCTCGATAGTCTCCTCCGTCGGAGCGAGGTAATCGATCGCTTCGAGTCGCTCATTTGGACTGAGCGCTGGGCGAGCTGGGGCGATTTCGAACTCGCCATCCGCTCCACCTACGGGAGTCGTGGTCTTCTTCGGAAGGGCACTCAGCTCGCGATGAACCAGTCCGACCGAGTGATGACGGTGGAGACTATCGAGGACGGCACCGACTCCGAAGGCAAGTCGATCCTCAAGGTCAAGGGTCGGTCAATCGAGTCCATATTTGAGGACCGCGGGGCCAAGGCGTCCCACTCCGACCTCACAACTGAGCCGACCTGGGACATCACCAACACTCCAGCGGCCATCATGCGCAAGATCGTTCACGATATTTGCGTCACCGGCGTGCTGAGCGTCTACGACAAGATCCCGTTCATCGTGGAGGCTCGTCAGCCGTCGCTTCCTGCCGATACCATCATCGAGCCTGTGGACCCGATCATGGTCAAGCTTGAGCCTCAGACGGTCTATAAGGCCATCACGAACGTGGCCAACACCTGGGAACTTGGATTCCGACTCCTTCGCAACGGCGATGCGGCACAGCTGTACTTCGATGTGTACGCCGGCAGCGATCGGACCTCGTCTCAGACGACCCGTCCGCCTGTCATATTTGCGCCGGAGCTGGACAACCTGACGGACACCACTGAGCTGATCTCAATCGAGGGCGCCAAGAACGTGGCCTACGTCTACTCGAAGAACGGATTCCAGGAAGTCATTCCTGCGGCCGTTCCCATCGACACCGACGGCTTCGAACGGCGCATCCTCATCGTGAACGCCAACGACATCGAGCTTGAAGCTGGTTCGGAGCTGGACTCAGCGCTTATTCAGAGAGGCAAGGAAGCGCTGGCCGAGCACCGTGAGATCCAGGCTCTTGATGGAGAGATCCGTCAGAACAGTCAGTACAAGTACAACGTGGACTACTACCTTGGCGACCTTGTCGAGATGCGTAATGTGGATGGCATCGCCAACCAGATGCGTGTGACGGAGCAGATCTTCGTCTCTGACAAGGAAGGCGAGCGTACTTACCCCACGTTGGCCATCAACCAGTTCGTCAGCACGGGTTCTTGGTTGTCGTTTGCTCCGGGCCTGTCCTGGATCGACTACGACGCCGACACGACCACTGTTTGGGCGACACTACCGTAGCGAAGGAGGTAAGACATGGCGGTTGGAAACGCTGCTTCGGCAGCCGGATACGCCACAGTCCCGGAGACGGGAGAGGAAGGCCGAGTTCGTTGGGGTTCCCGCGAGATCAACCGAACACGCGACTACATCGCTGCCGTCAAGGCGCTCATCCCGGGCAGCAAGACAGCATATCGTGAGGCCGCGGGGATCTCATCGGGTACGGCCAACCCCACTGGCGGCAGTGACGGCGATATCTACTTCAAGATCCTGCCGTAGGCGGTGACATGACCGACTACACAATGGCCACTGGTTCCACTGGAACCATGATGATCCGTGACACTGGGACCGACGTCGAGTTCTGGCTGAAGGCCGGCCCAAGCACCTACAACTACCAGCTCCCGTGGCAGTACAC